GCCGCCGTGGCAAGGCCAGCGCGCACGCTGCTCGGAACCGTGACCTCCTGGCCTTCCAGGTAGAACGGATGCTCCGGCGAGCCGGCCTCCTGTACTGCCTCGCCGATCTTGCCTGCGGCCGCACCGATCCATTGGCCTGGCTTGGACAGGATCGCCGCGACGTCTTTGCCTTCCTGCGTCTTCGGCTCGTAGGTATAGTCGTTCTGGGCCGCGTGAATCGCGTTCACCGCGTCGTCCAGCGATGATCCGGTGGCGAGCATTCCGGCGCCCTTGAAGCCGCCGTAGACATTCGCCGCTGCGCCGGTCGCCAACTTGGCGAAGCCTTCCCAGCCGCCCCCGCCGAATGCGCTTTTCGATGCAGGTTCGACCGGTGCGGCGGCCGGCGGCTTTTTCGGCGCGGCCTCGTCATTTGCTGCCGTCGCATCCCGCGCCATTTGACTGCTTAGCGACGCACCGACGTCCTGCGCCATGCTGGCGCTGAGCGATTGCGGCGGTTGCTGCGGTACCGCAGATGCGCCCGCGTCAGCCGCCATCTGCTCTGCCAGGCTCACCGAAAAAATCCCATCTGCTCGAGCGCGCCGGCCTTGCGCACCAAGTCGGCCTTGTCAGGCTGTCGCGCGATAAAGGCGCGGGCCGCCGCCGGATTGCTCTTGGCAAGGTCCTGGTATTGCCAGATGCGCGGGTCAGCGCTGGCCTCGAACTGTTGCCGCCCTTCCTGATAGGCCTGCGGATCGCCCGCGCCGCGGTTCGACAGGCGCGTGGTCTGCAGGAAGTTGCGCTCCGCTTGGTTCATCATGACCTGACCGCGCAGTGTCCCGGCAGCCTCTTTGATGGCATCCGGATCCATGTGCGAGTTCGGCTGCCCAGCTTCGACCAGCGCGCGCGCGGCGTCCGTGCCGGCTGGCGTGGAAATGTTCAACTGCGCCATCGCCTTGTTCAACAGATTCGTATCGGTCTGCGCGTCGCCGGTCGCATTGATGTGGAAGCCCCGCAGGATGCCCGCCATGTACTGCTTCTTGTCGCCGCCCGGTCCGGTGAAAGCTGAAGGCGCCAGGCCCTCGATTGTCTTGGTCAGACCCGTCACGAGCGGCAGACTCTGCGCGCTGGCGTTCAGGCCCGTGAAATGGTCCGACATGTCCTTTGCCACTCCGCTTTGGGCTTGGACACCGGCCGGAGTCGGCCACGGCGAAGGAGCTGCACCACCCGCTGCCCCACCACCCAAGCCAGCGGCGCCACCGATATAGTGCGGCTGGCCCTGCAGGTCCATAACAATGCCGGGCGCTACGCCTGTCTTCACCTCAGGCCCAGTCGCACCCATCGGCAGCGGTGACAGCGGATTGAGCTGCACCGGCTGCGCGCCCCCGCCCGGCCCGGTGACGCTGCCGATCGCGGGCGCCTGCGTGCCAGCGACAGCGGCTGTCGGCTCGAACTGCTGGGCCAGATGCAGCAGGGAAGACTTGGTTTTCGCATCCGGAACGTGATCGCCCAGGTTTTGCAGCAGCGACTTCGAATAGCTCGCAGCCTGTGTGAGAGCGGCCGGTGCATTCGGCCCCTGCTGCTGCACGTATGCATCGATCTTCGACTGGATGACGCCAGGCGCGTCCGCAGGCGTGTTCTGATCGCCCATCGATGACCGGATGATGCCGGCCAGGTCGTTTTTATAGTTCTGGCCGAGCTGCCGCGCGCTGTCGGCGAGCTTGAGCCGCGTGTCCTGCGTCTTCACGATGTTCTGCACAACGTCCTGCCCGGTCATCGGCAGATATTTAGTTGCGAACTTCGTCAACGCAACCGGATCGGCGTCGCCATTCGCGCCCACCAGCGGATTGCCGTCTGGATCCTTGCCGTTCTGCATGGACGATTGCAGCAATTGCCGCTCGCCCATCGCCTGCTGATTCTGCTGAGCCTGGGCTTGCGCGCTCGCCTGAAGGGCTTGCCCGGTTTGAAGTGTCTGCTTCGCCTGTTGGATGCCGATCTGCTTCTGTTGCAACCCCATCAGATCCGATAGGGTCTGGACTCCCTTGCCCGTATCGACGTTCGTTGCTACTGGCGCCCCGCCGAAATCAGGCATCTAAGCTCCCGCGCCTGCGCCTGCGCTGAAAGCGGAAGAATCGATCGTCGGCGTGTTCAAGTAGCTCGGCGTTTGACCCTGGCCGCTCAGAAGATATGCGAGTGGCACGCCCGATTGGCCGATCGCATTGGTCCCGCCGACGATGCCACCAGCAGTCGATGCGGCCGCGCCGGCCTGCGATTGCGCGATCCCGGTGCCGAGCTGAGTGCCGGATGTTCCGACCTGTGTGGCTGCATTCTGACCGAGCCCGGCGATGCCGGAGAGGCGCGAGAAGATTGCATTGTTCTGCGTCTGAAAGCGATTGAACGCGTTCTGATAGCCGGTCGCCGCCATGTTCTGATTGAACGACATCAGATCCTTCAGCGCCGGCCCCGATAGAGCCCCGATCCCAGGCGTATCGGCATTGCGCAGCGCTTGGCCTCCAGTTTGCAGCTGGAATTGATAGCCGGGGTCGAGGTTGTTCAGGAAGTCCTGCGGTGAGAAGCTTCGATTGAGTTGCCCGCCCGGTGCGAGCATGCTGTTCAGTTGCGAGGTTGCGCCATAGCCGGCCTGGATGAACGGCTGCTCTTGGGCGTTGATCGTGTTGAACATGCCGAGCTGCGTGTTCGCAGCCTTAACTTGACCTCCGGCCTGTGTATTGGCGGCCATGTTAGAGCCGATAGCGCCGACGAGAGCAGCGCCACCGATGGCAACAGCAACAGCACTCATGCCGCCCTCTTAATCTGCAATTCTAGTGAGCGACAATAATCGATCGTGATTTCCTCGCCGTCATCACCGCCAACGCAACCGCGAATGTTGCGCAGGGCAACCAGATCGATATCACCATTGGCCCGCAAGACCATCAGCGCATTCGGATCTTTGGCGTGGTTGGTGTAGCGTCCCGCTGGTGTACGCTTTCCATCGACGCGTGCCGGCATGATCAACTCTCCTATCTCGATAGGTGCCGTGGCGATCAGCCCTCGGCCTTCGATGCAGGATGCGCCGACCTTGCACTTGTATCCGCCCAGCGGGATCTGATCGGATTCGTCTTCGCTCTGGGCTCGCGCTGTCTCGCCCGAAATGCCGAATTCCTTGAACACGACAAAGTAATCGGCGCGGTCTTCTTCCCGTTGCAATATCCTGCTCTGACGCGTGATGGCAGCGCGCTCTTCCCATCCGATGCTCTTATCCAGGAACATTGCCTCCAAGCGCTCTACGTCGTTCTCCTCAGTCGGATAGACATTGAGCCACACCATATCTTCATGGACCCAACCGACCTTACGGCCTGGCTTACCCGTGAAGATCATCGGCGCTATGAGCTCGGTCACGCTGCCGTTCTCATTGATGATCGATACGCGCCCGCGCAGGAAAATGTTCAGATGCTCGGCCCTTTGCCGATGCCCGATCGCGAGCGTTCCGGCCGGAATATGCACTTCTCGGATGTAGATTCCCGGGCTGAAGCGGTGGATCACCGGGCAATCGATTTGCGGCAGTTGCAGCATGCCGACCTCTGCGCGCTCCAGATTCGCCCAGACAGCCGCCAGTACGCCGTGAACGGCAGTAGCAAAAAGCTCGCTCATTGGATCAGCAACCCGGAGGCGGTGAACGTGATCGCCGCGGCGGCGGCGGCAAAGGCGTGGATCTGATGGCCGGCCGGCAGGACCTGGCCGGACAGCTCGGGCGAGACGTAGGACTCGCCCGGTGCGATGGTTCTGGCTGAAATCAAGGTCGTTCCCGGTCCGAGCGCTCCACCGGGAGTGATCCCGGCAGTTATCTGAATTGCGCCCGCCGTGGTGTTGGTGAACACCGCGCGGCCGACCTTGGCCGTAGTCTGCGTGGGGGCAGTATAGATCGCAACATCGGCGCTGCCAAGCTGCGCCGGAGCGACCAGAAGAACCTGCAGTACGGTGGTCACACTGGCAGCTCAGCCCATATCATTCCGAGATTGACCGCAGAAGCAGCCGAGGCGCCCCCCAGAGCGACGAAGGTAATGATGCCGCCCGGAGGCACCACCACCGAGCCCTCGAAGTCCTCGTAGAAGCCAAGATCTTCGCCGGTGGTCGCGATGGCCGCCGTGTTATGCATCACATCGAACATCGCCACCGGGGCCACCGCAACGGTCGCCACGGTGTACGCGATGCCCGCACCGGCCGCGCCTCCGAAATAATTGTTGCCATAGGATGAGGCTGCGGTAATGCTCGTCGGGGCCGTCGATTGCGCGATGCCGCGCGCCAGCGCGATCCCAGTCAGGCTGGCCGATGTGACGGCCACATTGCCGGACACTTTCAGAAGGTGCAGATCAACGCCATTGATGCCGCTCGAGCTGCTCGAATTCCAAACAATCAGCCCAGTCATGGCGGTTCCGGCCGCCGATAGCGTCTGCAATGCGCCCCGTGCCGTGTAGACGAATCCGGATTTCGCCATCGCCGAATAGCGCGGCATGACCTCGGAGACGCCGAATTCGCCCAACCACAACTGAAGGGCGTTCTGTGTACCGGTCAGTCGCGCTTTTGTGAGGGCTACAACTGTTTGACCTTGAACTAGCATGTCATCTCCTCACTGGGTTGAGAGATTCTCGTCCGCGCGAATATCTTCCGGATCTATCTCTGGATCGTTCAATAGCGCAATCGACGTGCTGATCACCTTGAGTTCATGCAGCGACGCCGCCATCAGATCGGCGATCTTCTGAAGCTGCCCGTTCATTTCCTGCGCAGCGTTCGGCGGCAGCACTGGCGTGGCGGCAGATTGGATCGGCGGAAAAATGGTGATCGGCATGTCAGACCGCCTGCGCTCCGCTCACGAAAATATTGCATCCCGCCGCGCTGGCCTGCGCCGCAATCGTGTCGCCTGCATTCAGGATCTGCGTGCCGGTCCATTGAAAGATGCTCGTCGCCGGAATCGATACGCCAGGGATCAATTGCGTCGATGCGCTAAGGCCAACGCCGGCCCACACGGTAACGGATACGGGAACCAGTGCGGTGTTCGAAATGTCGATGTCCTTCAGATACGCAACCATGTTGGTCGGCACCGTGTAAATCACGGTCTGCGCCACGCCGACCGCACCCTGCGCGAGCTTGGTGGGTGTGACGATCTGAAAGGCGGCCATCAGACATCCAGCCAGATCAGCGTGTTCGGCGTCACCGGATTCGGCGGCACGGTGTCATCCTCTGGAATCGAGAGGAACACGGCCGGCGGCACGATGATCGGCGTGCCGGGCCCGCTCAGAGTCTGCTTGCCGATGTTGTACAGGAACAGGTACCAGTTGACGCCAATGATGATCTTGCCGGTTGGCTTACCGGTTTGCGCGTCCATCTCAGCCACGCCGAACGGTTCGGTCTGAGGCGGGATGGTCTGAGGCAAGAGGCTCATGCGCTGAACGCCCGCAGAGTCACGCCGATCAGATCGCGCTTGACCGGATCGATCACTTCCAGATCCACAACGTTGTCACGTCCGAATGCGAGCTTGCGCCACATCGTGCGCGTTTTGTACTGGCCGATCTGCCCGATGGGGGCGGACCAGCGCTGCCCGAAGGTCTTGCCGCCGTCGCGCGAAATCGCAATGCTCGCCTGCGGATTCGAGCCGAGGCCGCTCGCATTGCCAACGCCAGGAACGAAATCGAGTTGCAGGTTCGCCATGAAGACGCGACCGCGCTGCCCTTTATCCCAGATGTGCGGCGAGCGGCGCTTGGCAAGGATCGGCCAGCCGGAATCGGTAAAGGCATTGCGCGTTAGCTGATAGATCGAACCGCATTGATAGTCCCCAACGATGCGCATGCCCTGAAAATTCATGAAGCAGTTAGAGCGGTGCCGGTGAAACTTTGCCAGATACGGATCGTAGGACAGGCGCTTGTGCAGAAGCTGAGACTGCGAGTCATAGCACCAAGTCACGTCCGCCGTCGGGAACGTGAGCACGTAGAACTCGTGCGTGTCCTCCTGGTAGGTGTAGCCGATCGCATCCGAGGTGATCGGATATTGCGCGAGCTCCGTGCTGAAAGCCGGAGTGGACACCACATTGACGCTGAACCCGCTCGACAGAAGGATCACATTTTCGCCGCGCTCAGAGCGGCCGAACCAGATCAAGCCTTCCGTGCCGAACCGTGCGACGGAGTGCTTTGCCTTGCAGCCGGCCTGAATCGGCGTGCCGACCAACCTCTGGAACGCGAAATATTGGCCGCCCGCGTCGTACCAGATTTCGGTCGTCTTGTCGCCGATGAGCCAGAGCTGCTCCTTGTTTTCCATGACCGCGACCAGATTGTCGGCCGAGCTGTCCTTGAGCGCGAAGTTGGTCGCGTTGAATGTGATCCCGTACTGCACGCCGTTCGTGTAGAAGGTCTGCGTCCCCGGCTGATTGAAGATCCACCAGCCATCGATGAAAGCAACGGTGTCGGCTCCAAGAAAGGCCGGATCAGTAATTTGCGAAAAAGCTTGCGTTGAGATGTTGTAGAGGTACCCGTATGGCCCATCGACGATCACCGCATAGCCACCGATGTTGTTGTCGCGGATGTGGACTGGCCCTAGATTGGTCAACAGTGTGCCGACCGATGTCAAGGCCAACGTCGGAAAAGACGTGGCAGTCGCCGGTGTCGCAACCGTCACCAGATAGCAGGTATTGCCGATCACCGCGAGGGCGGTCTGATCGTTCGGCAATTCCCACAGCCCGCGCACTGGCAAATTTAGCACCGAAGACGGCAGTGGCCATGTCGTAGCAACCGGCGATGAGAACGGCTGTGTTGGAGGCGTGAAATTGCTTGTGTATTGAGCGACGTTGCTGATCCGAATCTCGTCGATATATCCATCAAACTGTTGACCGAAGGCTTGTCCTATTGCACCGATTGCCAATCCTTGGGAATTATCGAGGGTACCAGACAAAGTGCCACTGCCGAATGAGACGCCATCGTAATAGCACGTGATCGTGCTGCCGCTACGAACCATTGCAAGGTGGTGCCAGATACCAGTCGAAACCACTGAACTACTGGTTACATGGAATCCATAGGTACCAGCAACCACACTGGCATAAAAGTCCAAGTGCCCTGACGCATCAAGTTGAAATAAGACCCACTTAGGCGCGACTGCTCCAGAGCCAACAAAAGCAGAATCTCCGAAACTAGTGGAAAGATTGTTCCAATATGCGAATAACTCAACCGTGAAATCTCCGGTAAACGCCCATTGAGTGGCAAATGGTGTCGTGATGTAGTGTGTAAGTTGAGTATCGAGCGATGCATTACCGAACTTGAAATGCGAAGTAGTCAGCGTCGCGCTGTTGACAGGGCTCCAAGTGCTGCCGCCCAAATCCGTGAAAACATTCGATCCATTGGGTCCGTCCAGATGCAGCAAAGCCAGCACGCCAGCAGATCCTCCGCCGCCTCCCCCACCGCTTCCGCCACCACCAGTGCCTCCGCTTACTGTTCCACCTGGGCTGCCACCGCCAGGCGCCGCCGCAAGTTGGAAAAGGCCAGGACAGCCAAGCAGCCCTACGACTTCCTTCGCGTTCTGCTTGTCGACCTCCACATACCAATTAATGCAGGTCTGATTGTTTTGCAGAGGGTTCGGAGCGGTGTCCTCGCCACCGACGAATCCAAAATCTCCGAAGAGCTGAAGAGGTGCAGACTCGCCGGCCATCAGAAGGTGAACGCCGACGATGGTGGCGTGAAGTTGGATGTATAGCGCGCCACGTTACTGATGCGAATCTCATCGACGTAACCATCGATGGCTTGGCCGTTGCCAGCAGCATCGCCACCGATGCTGAGAGCGCTGCTACTGTCAGTAGAAAGTGTCCCGGAAAGCGATGCGGTGCCAAATGACGTGCCATCCAGATATCCGGTACCAACGCCGCTAGATCGAACGAGTGCAAGATGATGCCATGCGCCGGTCGTGATAGCGGTTGCCTCGCTGATACTGAAACCCCAAGTGCCTCCAGAGGTTGAGTAGAGCATTGCAATGCCACCGGTCGTATTCAATTGAAAAAGAATCCAATGCGTGCTAAGGGCTCCCTTGGAGATGAGAGCATTGAAACCGCCCGTGGGATTTGTATTGAGATATAGCTGAAGCTCAACCGTGAAATCTCCCGTGAAATTCCAATTAGCGGCTTCCGGAGTCGTGATGTGCTTGTTGTTCGTGGTGGCAAGCGATGCCGTACCAAATTTGGCTTGGGTAGTGGATAGCACGGCGCTGTTCACGGCGCTCCACGTGTTGCCGTAGACGTCGGTAAACGTGCTCGATCCGTTCGTGCCATCAAGATGCAGCAGCGCGAGCGATGCCACGCCCCCAGCGCGATGCTTGGTTAGAGCCGATCTCACGTCATGTCCCCGCCCAGAACCCAGGTGGTGGTCGCAATCTTCTGCAGCACCAGGGTGGAGTTTTGCGCGCGCGCCGTGACCGAGCTTGGGTTCAACAGCGTATCGGTCGTGATCGCGATGGTGGTCTGTCCTGCGCCAAGCTGGATCACGGAGACGGTTGTTCCGACCGGAAAGGCAACGGTCGCATTGGCCGGAATCGTCAGCGTGTTGGCCGATGCATTGTTCATGGTCACGATGCCCTGATTCGCCGATGAGGCTGGCGCATCGGTCAGAGCGAGCGTATAAGTCGTGCCGGTCTGCGGATTAACGGGCGGAGGCGAGCTGCCACCGCTGGCCGCTGCCCACACGGGCACGCCACCAGATACCGTCAATACCTGCGTGGAGGTGCCGATCGCAAGGCGCTGCTCGACGCCCGCCGTACCGCCGATGATGATGTCGCCGGCCGTGGTCATCGGATTGACCGGCAACGCTATCGGGATACCACCGGCCCCGTATGCCTGAGCCAGAGTCCCGTCGGCGTTGAACGTGGCAAGAATCGGTATCGGAGTCGATGGCGTCTCGCTCGCAGGCCCGGGAGTCGAGCCGCTGCTTACATTTGGATTCGGGTAGGCCATTGTCAATCTCCGGTATTACATAAGCGGCTCATCTGTAGCCACCGTGGGTCACCCAACCTCCGTCCGGTCTGTTGCCGCGCACGAGCTCACGATCGTATCGGGCGACATTCGCCGGCTTCGCGTTGAGCGCCTTGACAAAGCTCAATGCCTCTTGAGCATTGATCTTGATCGCCTCCGAAAGCGGGAAACCGTATTCCGCGCACAATTCCTTCGCCAGCAGCCACTTGAGCATCCGCGAATAGCCCTGCGGCATGACGAGAACCTGATTCAACGTCAGGCTCGACAGGATCGTGTCGGTGAAAAGATGCAGCTCCGCATTGTTGCCGGGTGTCTGATACGCGTTGAGCAGTCCGTACGGGAACTGATTGTTGTACCACGCGACCGTCGGCCACGGACCCGGCTGCGCCTTGTACAGCAATTCCGTGTATTGCGATTCGGTATAGGCCACGTCGAGCGTGAAGTCGAGCGCATTAAAGCGTGTAAAGCCGTGCGTGATCCGCAGCGGTCGCGGGATCGGAAAATCCCCCGGCACCGTGTACGAGAAGCTGTCGGCACTGTTGGAATTCGCGGTCGCATTGGCCGACATGGTGACGGTGGTCGAACCGATCGCCAGGACCGTCGTGAGCGCCGGGATCAACCCCTGTACGTCCGTCAGGATCGAGCCGGAACCGCACACGTAGGCAGCGGCAGCGCCCGCGACCAGATTGGCCGGCATGTTCGTGATCGCGGTGATCGTGGGCGAGCCGCTCGTCAGCGTTCCGGTGAATGGACCGGAGCCCAGCAGCGTCATGATCGGATTGCCGACCGAGTACAAGCGCTTGCCTGCGGTCCAGGTCAGAATGTTCTCGTTGGAGCCGAACACGTACTGCTTGTCGATCGAGAGCGAATCGAGCAGATCGTTAAGGGTATCGAGGCAATCCGCCTCGTCGGGCGCGGCGATCTGCTCGCCCGACTGGTAGGAGTTGATCCGGCGCAGTGCACCCTGTATGAGGTTAAGGGCTGTGGTAACACCAATCGTCATGTGTTTCCTCCGCCCGCCGGATAGGCGACTCCGACCGGCAAGTTTGACACGGTCAGGGTCATCGGGGAATTGGCGAGCACGCCGGTCGTGCCACTGGCGGGCGACTGCGCTGTAACGAAGTTCGGCTTAGCCGCTGTCGTCTGCACCCAAATGATCGACACTGGATCGGCCTGAAAGTAGCCCAGCGGCAGCACGCGCACGCCAGCGGCTACGAGCGCGGTCAGAGCGGCCGGATATTCGAGCCCGACGACGTTTGGCATCGTAGGCATCGGCGCATCATTTGAAAGTCAGCTCAGCCCAGACCAGCGAAATGTCCGCGACCATCGTCGAAATCGTCGCCCCCGCCGCGACCGATACCCAATCGCCCGGGCTCGCGATGATCAAGCCATCCAGCGGCTCGATCAGGCCCCCGGTAATGCCAGCGGTCGCTGTCGCATCGACCTCGTGCGTCGCTAGGAACGCGACGCCGGCATTCGCAACGGTGCCCTTGTTGTAGACGTTGCAGGCCGGCGTCTGATTGAATCCGGGGCGCGTGCAGCCGACTCCGGTGATCGTGGTTGTAGAGGTCGGGGCCGATGTCTGCCCGGTTCCCCAGGTGATTCCGACCACGCCGGCCGCCCCTGGTGCCGTCGTCCAACCGAGCGAGACGCCCAGGATGATCGCCAAGACCTTACTGGTACCGCCGGCAGCTTGGCCGGTGTTATTCCACAGCAGTGGGCCGCCTGTGGCTGCTGCGGTACCGAAGGCCGTCATGCCGGTCAGGGCGGCGGTAGCGACGAACACCTGCCCGGCGCGCGCGAGCTGGTAGTAGCTGTCGGCCTCCGAGGAGTTGCGGCTGATGATCACGAGACGATCTGCGACAGAGCCGAATTGTTCGAGACCAGGTTTTCCGGGCGCGAGACCTCGATGTAGTACACCTCGTTCGCGGTGGGCGTGATGGTGGCGGCGGTGGCGTTGATGAAGGCGATAGCGAGCGTATTCGATGCCGAGACGCGCGTGTTGACGATGCCCAGGCCCGTCTGCGTGGTCGGCTTGCTGATGTCCACCATGTCGCCCAGCAGCAGCCCGTTGACGGTGAAGGTCTGCTCCACGGTCGTGTTTGGCGCCACCGAGGAAGGCGAGATCGTGATCGCCAGCACCCATTGCGCCTTGATGTTGCCGTAGGAGATCGTGCTCGGATTTGGCATGGCTTTCCCTCACGCCGCCTTTTGCAGCAGCCCGCTTGCGACGCAGTGATCGTAGAAGTTGCCGCGCCAGGCGCGCGAGCCGCGATGGGTGAAGCCGACATCGGCATCGACCCACAGGAAATTGCCGGTCTCGCACCAGCGCCGGCAAAACCAGATGTCCTCGCCATAGGCGCTCTCGTCCGCCTCGAGCCGGAAATAGGGCTTGGCGAGCTTCGCGAATGCCGAGCGCTTGATGCGCAGGAAGGCGGTCGGGATTTCGAGCGCCTGGAAAAGCCCGTCCTCGATGACGCCGGTCAGCGCGCCCTGGTGGTACTCGCTATTGCTCTCGGCGCTGCGCTTGGGCACGAGGCCGCCCACGACCTCCTGCCGATGCGACAGGATGCGCGGCAGCACGCGCGCATCGAAGCCGACATCGGCATCGACGAAAATCAGATCGTCGGCATCGCTCGCCAGGAAGGCATCGACGATCGTGTTGCGGATCCGGCCGAGACACGCGCCGGCGCCCGCATTGACGTTGCGCTGCAGGCGCACGCCCAGCCGCGTGAGGAGGATGGCGGCCTCTACCATCGAATGATCGTGATCGATAGAGACCGCCATGTCGAAGCACGGCGTGCCGAAGAATACCGTCTTCGGCAACGCCGGGGCGGCGAGTTCGGCCATGCTTACCAATCGATCTGGTTACCAGAGGCCGGAGCCGACCAGTTCGGCTGCACGCGCAGCACCGTCACCACGTAGACCTGGGCGGAGGTAGGCGTGATGGTCGCTGCCGTCACGTTGGCGAAGTTGATCGCCAGCGTATCGGCTGCGGAGACGCGCGTGCCGCCGATCACCAGGCCGGCCTGAGTGGTGGGCTTCTGCACCAACACGACATCGGTCGTCAGCAGACCGATCCCGGTGGTGGCGAAGGTCTGCTCAGCCGAGGTCGCGCCAGACACGGATGCGGGCGAGAGCGTGAGGTTGAAGATGCCGACCTTCCAGACATTGCCGACCGGCATCTGGACGGTATCGGGCAGGCTCGCACTTTGCGGGCCCGGGTTGGAGCCATCGACGTTGGTAACTGCGGGGAAGGCCATCGTCGCTCCTTAGCCCGAGACCCGCACGCCGAGCGGACGGTACAGGCTGGAGAACCCATACGCAATGTCCATCCGGGTCGGCTCGGCATCGTTGTTGATGGTGTACTGCGTGGCGATCCGGATCGAGATTCCGAGATCCTCGTCGTACGCGCGTGAGGCTTCCACCGCGGTTCTGGGGAGAGGGAGATCAACGAACGCAAGTGCGTACGCGTCGCGGTGGAAGTACAGGTTTTCGGTCGAAGCCGTGGCCGAAGCCGCGCCACCGTTGACCGTGATCGTGTAGGGCGACACCGGCGCCGCAGATGAGTTCTGGAACTGGCCGCCGGAGATCAGGCACTCGCCCACCGTCACCGTCAGCAGGCCGCCGGCCGTGCAGGTATACAGGCCCGTTGCTGCATTGAAGGTGCCGTGGTTGAGCGTAGCGGTGGCGAACTGCGGGCCGCCCGGGCCTGCCGTGCCGGTCATCTGCGCATAGCCGCCCGGCGGCAGCACCACGAACTGCTTCAGCGTGTTGCCGTACCGGCCGCGGTTCTGCGGGTTCACCGGGTACACACCCTTGACCTGGAGCGTATCGCCGACATAGACCTGGGCGGTCGCGTTGCCGAGCCCGGAAATCTCGAACGTGCCGGTCTGCGCCCAGCCGGAGGTCAGCAGCGCCGTCCCGCCCGTGGGCGAGGTGGCCCCGGCCAGCACCGGCGTTCCATCCAGCGTGCCGGTCGTGTAGTTGGCGATGTTGGCGTCTTCGAACCAGTCGGCGCCGGCCGTCTTGGCCGCGACCATGCCGGTTTCGAAGAGGTCGCTGATCTTCGCCTGCGGGTTGAAGAGGCCCTTCAAACTGTCCGCCATGCTCGAGGACGCCAGCGGGTGCAGCACCGCGGTCGGCATCATCCCCTTCGGCATGCCCTCGGAGACCAGAATCGCGCGCGCATCCGAGAACGACTTGAAGGCCGTCGGCGTCGTGCCGGGCGTGCCGAGCCGGTTTGCGGTGTTCTGCAGCGCGAAATAGGCCCCGTCGTTATCGACCCGGTTCGCCGTGGCGATGCAGGCCGGGTGGATGAAGCGCTCCTCGAACTCATCGATGTCGAGCAGCATGTTGATCGTGTTGAACTGGATATCGACGTGGAACTGGTACAGGATGTTCACCGGCACATAGTTTTCCGTGCTCGGCTCCACGTTCAGCGCCGGGCCGAAGGTGCCCAGGTACCGAGGCGGCAGGCGGACGTTGCAGGTCGCGCCGATCTTGCGGCCTTTCTGCCCGAATTCCTTGTCGTATTGCCGGTTGAACTTGTCGGTGAGCACGCACATGTTCGCGAGCACCGGCAATGCCCGGTTCGTGATCATGCTGATCGTCAGGAGCTGGTTTGCCACGAGCGATGCACCTCAGCGCCCACGCAGGGCGCGAACGGAAACGAAATCCGCGAATCAGTGTCGCTTGCGTAGGGCCAGATTGGCGTGATTGCGCCGCTCGTAGTCTCGGATCGTCTCGCGGATGTTCATATCTTCCGGAGCGACCTCTGAGGGAGAGGCACCACTGCCGTTCAATGGCCTGATCACAGGCGCCGTATCGCGGGCCCGGCCCGGGACAATGCCCGTCTCGTCTTCGCTCGGTGCGGCTTTGGGCCGCGTGCCGTTGGTGCTTGGTTTGCTGCTCGGCGTTGCGCCGTCTTCATCCTTCGATGCCGGCTTTTTGGCCTCGAATGGTTTAAGGGTACTCTCGATTTTGCCGATTGTCACCAGTTGCTCATCCGGCGGCAGTTTGGCGATCTTGGTGAGCAGTTCCGGATGCTTCGCCAGGTGGTAGCCGAGTTCGGCGAACATCTCTGATTTCTGCATGTAGCCGGCCACCACCGGGGGCACCTCGACATCGACGGCGCCGGTTACCTCGGCGTAGTCAGGCACCAGCTCGATCGCCTTGGCGATGCGCCCCCTGGCTGTTTCCAAGACCTCAGCCTGACGCCGCTCGTTGTCCGCCGCTGCGCGTTCTGCCTCATTCGCGCGCAGTTTCTCGTCCACCCGCCAGTCGGTCATCGCCTCCCAATAGGCGACCTCGCCCGCCGCGTCGGCCGGGAATTTGTCGCGCTGAGGCTTGCCAGCATCCGGCTTAGCGGCGGTCTCCACTGGTTGCGCCTTGGCTTTCAGATCGGCCAGCTCGCGTTCTGCTGCGGCCGCGCGCGACTCCGCCAGCCTGCGTTCGCTGTACTGCGCGGCCGCGAACTCCTCGGCCGCCTTGCGCTGGGCGACCCGCTTGCCGATGACACGTTTGACCGAATCGGGCAACTCTTTGCGGCCCACCGCCAGCAGATCGTGGCGCTCGCGCGAGGTCAGGCCATCCTCGCCCTCGGTCTCTTCGGTGTCTTCGGCTGCAACTTCGCCGGCCGGTTTCGCCGCTGCTTCATCGGTCGGCGCCGCTTTGGACTCCGGGATCTTGCCATCCTGGAGCGCCTGGGCCACGTCCAGATCGGCTCGGATCTGCTCCAGTTCGGCTTTGCTGTCGATCGTGACTACGGCCATCAGATACCCCCGTTTGGTTTGTTCTCGGCGCTCAGCCCGGCCTGCACCATTCGATCGGCAGCAGCCGCGTCGTGCCCGGCTTGGGCGTGTGTGTCCAGGATCTTTCCGCCGGCGCGGATCTCTTCGACCGCCAAAGCGGTATGTGCGCGCGTCTCGGTGTCGTGGATTTTGGCCTGCGCCATGACATTGGTGTCGTGCGCCTTCACGGTCGCGGCCAGATGCGCCTTGGTGATGCCGGCCTTCGCGTCCTGCTGCGCAGCCTGCAATTGCTGCTGCAGCGATTGCACTTGGTTGGCGAGCGACTGCACGATGCTGCGGGCGCGGCTCGATAGTCCTTCCATGATCTTCTGCAGCCCTTCCGGGTTGGCCGCCATGAGGCGATCGGCCAGCTCCTGCATGTACGGGTGGTCAATCGAGCGGAACACCAAGTCCGCGCCCTGCTTGGCGATAACCTCGGCCAGCGGGCCGACCTTCAGCAGATCCACCAGATTCTCGGCGCCTTCCTCGCGTTTGGTCTCGTAGCCCGGCCCGGTGTCCATTACCACGTCGTAGCGGCCAACCGATAGATCATTTTTGATGCGCTCGATCGCCTGGCCGTCCGCTCCTTGCTCCTGCGTCTTCTCGTTGAGCTTCACCATCGTGGGCGTGGAGTCCTCCCCGATGATGCGCTGCATCCGGCCCGGCTCCGGGAAATAGAACGGGATCCACTCGACCATCACGCGCCAAAGCTGGGCGATGCCGAGCGTCAGGTTGTCGTAGTACTGGAAATGCGACTGATCGGAGAGCCACTGCCGGCGCTTGATCGCGCGGCCTGAGACAACAACGCCCTTTTCATCCTGCCCCGGCTCGTTCGGCATGCCCGCCACGGCCATGAGATTCGAGCGCATGCCCTGCACGAACTCGGCAAAGCCCTGCTCGATCCCGGCGGGTGGCTGGCGCGTCGGCAGCGGAAGCAGTTGATCGCCCTGCGCGGTCGGGATGACGACGGCTTTGCCGACCAGGATCGAATAGCTCTTCTGATTCGCATCATCCCATTCCGGATGGCCGTCGGTGACGCCTTCATAGGCGGTCCACGGCGCTTTCGGGGCGAGGCCAAGCCGCTTGATCTTGGCAACCTCGCCGTAGTTCACCATGCGCTGCGCGTCCATCATGGCCTCGACCATGCCACGGCGGCGCACCTTGCCGTCGATGTCGCGCACATTGCCTTCGACGCGGAAGATCGGGATGTACTGGCCCGGGATCTGCTGGCGGTCGATCACGATCAGGCCGTTCAGGCGGAACCACTCGACTTGCCGCTTGACCGAATCGCGCGAGCCTTCGATGCGGGCGCCGGCTTTCTTGAAGCGTTCGGCCACGTCGTCCAGATCGACGATCATCGCGCCGTCGCTCTCCCGCCTGCGGCGCGGCAGCTCGGAGCGATAGCGCGTCATCTCGGAGCCGTCAGCGGCGCGGATCGAATAGAGCTTTTCTTCGCGATCGCGGATGCGGAAATACTCGGCGAGGCGCAGGTCTTCCTTGTCTTCCCAGTTCGTGCGCTCCTCGTCGCGCCCGATGTCGGTCCATTGGATGTTTCGAGCGTTCGGATAGCGGCGCTTGTACTCCTGCCGCTTCATCTTCATCGAGACGAGGCACCACGTCTGATCTGCGCCGCTGGGCATGATGGCGCTTGGATCCATCGCCACCGTGAAGGTGTTGCGGATCGGCAGGATGCGCAGGTCCTTCTGAAACGAGCGCGCATCGATGTACTCGGCGATCAACCGGAAGTAGCCCACGCCCCCGGTGATCGCGCAATCGGCCGCCGTGTCGTAAGCCACCGACGCCTCGGAACGCGTTTCAATGTGTCGGCCGATGCCGTTGTAAATCTCGGCGATCTCGATGTCGGCGCCTTCGCCCACTGGGTGACACCGTCCCCGCGGGCGCTGCTGCTTGATATTGTTGAGCACGCGCGTCACCATCGCGCCGGTCAGGTTGATGGTGAGCTCCGGCTCATCCTGTGAGGCCGTCGTCGTGACATCGTGATCCCACTGATCGCCTTCGACGAAAAGGGCTGCGGCTTTGGCGCGCTTGTGGTTGTCGCTCTCGTGCTCGTTGAAGATGTTCAGGCGGTCTTTGGCCTCAGACCATATATCTGCGTCTGATATGGCGGCAAATTCCCTGTCTTCTTCGGTTCGTGCCGCAGCTGTGTATGGGTCGCTCATGCGGCGCGCCTTTCTTTACTGCGACGCCCAGCCTCTGCTCGACAAATCTTACAGCCCCTCCAGATGTTGTCGATAGTGAGCATCAGACTGTTTTCATCCAAGCATTCGGACCGCGCGTCCGGTTGATATGCACGCCGTTCGTGTTCGCCTGCGGCAGCTTCGGCGCATTGGCGAACTCAAGTCCGCGGCCGATCAAGCTCAACACATCCACGCCATCGTCGTACTTGCCGGCCGGAAAGCGCATGAGCTGCGAAAAAAGGTCCGCCTTCCACGGCGCCGACTTCGGCAGATAGACCTTGCCCATCGCACAGCGGGCCTGGATCGCTCGAGCCCGCACCACCTTGTCGGAGATGCTCGGCAACCACTCAAGCCGGCACAGCGTCTCGCGCTCCTGCATGCGCTTGCGCAGGAAGGGCTCAATGGCCCGCTTGATCGGCCCGGACTCGCCGAACCAGATGAGCGGTTTATAGCGCGCGATCAGGTCGCATTGCCGCTCAATCCAGACATCGCTCTTGGCTTGCTCGCGCCACCAGTCGATCGCGTACAGGTCGCCGTTGAAGTCGAGTCCGAAAATGCCATGCTCGGTGAAGTCGCCCTCGCCTTCGCTCACGGCGTAGTCCGAGGCGCCGTAATAATGCAGCTGCTTTGGCAACTCAAGATAATCGTTGAAGTCGTCGCGCTGGAAAAAGTCGCCCTCTTCCGGCGCCGGGTCCTGCTGATACAGCGCATTCCACGCGCGCGGGTCGAGCTTGGCCTGCTCGACCATTTCCTCGGTGAACCATTCTGGCCATAACCGCTCGCCGGGGGCGCGGTCAAGGGGATCGGAGGCGCGCGCGACCATGGGCAGCTTCACAATAGTCCAGCGAGCGGCTTCCCGGTCCAGGATCCGCCCCCCAAGATCGTCTTCGTGCCATCGAGTTTGTATGAGGATCTGGCGCGCGCCAGGCTTGAGCCGGGGCAGGAAGTCGTTGACGTACCAGTCCCACTGCTTCTGCCGGAACCGATCGCTGTCGGCTTCCTCGCGCGACTTGACCGGATCATCGATCAGTCCCAGGTCAGCACGCCGGCCTGCGATGCCGGTACCGACGCCCGCAGCGAAGAACTCGGCTCCGGAGCCGGTTTCCCAGTTGCTGGAGGATTGCGCGAACTCCGACAGGCCAAAGCCGAAGACGTTGCGGTATCGCTGGCTGTCAACGATGTTGCGGGCCCGCCGGCTGAAGCGCTCGGCCAGGTCCGACGTGTTGGAACAACCGAGCACCGCGGCTTGCGGCTCGCATCCGAGGAACCAGGGCGGAAACAGTACAGAAGCATACGTGCTCTTGGCGCTGCCCGGCGGCATCAGCACCATCAACCTTTCAATGTCGCCGCGCTCAACCGCCTCCAGGTGCTCGATCAACAGCAGATGATGCTTGGCCGGCGCGAATCCAAGGTCAAGATACTCAATGAAGCTCGTGAGGCTCCGCTTCGCCTGCCTGCGCGCCATCAGCTCCGCGGCTGCTTGGGCCGGTGATAATGCTGACGAGCTCCCCATCGGTTAACTCGCTTGCGTCTCGGACATTAACGGTCGCCTGCACATAGTTCGGGATCAGGCGCGCGTACAGCTTGTAGAACTCGCCCTTGTTGCGGCGCGCCCAGGTCGCCATCGCCTTGATGCCACCGATGGCATCGAAGACGGCAATGATGTTCTCCTTGCATTGGCGACCGATCTTGTCTTTCGAGCCTTTCGGACGGCCCGGGCCAGGCTTGGCAGGTGGCGGCGCTCGACCGCCTGAATTCCAGTTGCCGGCCATCAGCGCGCCCTCGGATCGTGCGACTCGCGGGCGTACCAGCGCGAAATGAAGTCTTGGCACAGCGGCGTATTGGTGAACCGCAGCGCCCCGCTCGGCGCTGGCTTCAATGGCGGCTCGTCTTCCTCGCCCAGCAGCGTCAGCACGTAGAACTCGCCACGGTTGCGCACGTTCAGAAGCTGACCCTTTGTCCAGGACGGAGGGACAACCGGGACGGAGGGATCTTGGATTGCGATCCACGACTCCGAACCATTTTCCTCAATGATCCGCACCGCACGCTGCGGCTCGGTCGCGGCCGGTATCGGCAGCACGACAGCATTCTTGGAGCGCAGGCCGATAGTGCCGTTCATGCGCGAACCTCTGCAGGCTCATCGAACCGGGCCAGATCCGGTGCATCCAGCACCTCCGTGTCGTCCTCGTCAGGATCGACCACACCAGACACGTCCAGTTCCCGGCAGATCAGATGCAGCACGTCGCCCCACAGGAACGTCTGAAACGCATACCCGTCGTACTCATAGCCGCCCAGCTCCACGACATCGCCGACCTTGACCTGCGTCGGCAAGAAAGTCTTGCTGTCCCAGGTCTTGGTGCGCCGGTGCTTGTCCGGGTGGTCGTAGCGCTTCGGATAGCAGCCTGGCCCGACCGCCTTCACGATCCCGCGCAGCGGCTTGGTGTGCTCGATGACCTCGAAACTGACGCGGTGATCCACTTTCAGCGGCTCGACGATCAGGTAGTCGCGCCGGCAGCGGATCGCGTAATCGGCCGGGATGCGCGTGACCGAATCCCAGGACAGCTCTGCGGAACGCCCTCCGCTCGACTTGACAGTCACTTGCGTCGGTCTCCCATCGAAGCGCGAAACTCGCCCTCGATCTTCGTATCCAAGGCAGCAGCCTCCTGCGCGGCCGGGGCCGCTTCCAGGGCGAAGCGCAGTTTCTCCCATGCGGCGGTGCAGCGAGCGCAATGGTGGTTCAGGTGCTCTCCGTAGCTGTCGCAGAATGCTTCGGCTGCCGCTCGCAGGTCCATGGCTCATCCCAAGTGCGGTTTGTAGTGCAGCGCACCAGTGCCGATGCCGAGAAAGGACAGCAGGCACAAGATCACCACCACCGCAAACGCCACGGTCAGCGCGGTCTTTCCGGCCGGCGGCATCGGAACATGGTGGCTGATCACGTACCAGACCGCACCCATGACGCAAATGACGATGATCAGTTGCAGGAGGTCCATCGGTGTCAGAACCTGCTCGTTCGTCCCCAAGTGATTGAAATATCGTGCGTTCTCCGAAGGTGCGGACGGCGCTGTGAAACGCAAAGTTTCACAAGGGCCAAGACCTCGCGGACCTCAGCTGGCTTCAGTGCGCGCTTCGGCTTGCGGAAGGCGACGGCCATCATTCGGTCCACTCGAATTCGGTATCGGAAGAAATGTCGTAGCTCCTATCCCCCGGCTTCGCCTGCAGAACCGCGATAAACCCCCTGAGAACCAGCACTTGATCGGCTGGTGATTTGGCCCAGAAGCTGCCATCCGGCGCAAGACGCGTGGCGTACAGCTTTCGCACTTCGGCAATCGATGTGATCGCCATCAGTCCAGCTCCCCAATGCCCAGGAATGCCACGCAGAGCCTTCCCTGGGCGGTTTTTAGCCGCGATCGCCGCGAGTCGATGTCTGGAGTCATTCCTTCTGCGTCCCCGGTTTTAAACGCTTCTGGGACGGCTTTAATGCCGTTTCCGGCCATAACTCGCGCCGGCCTTCTCCGTCACCTTACCAGCGCTTTCCGTCTTTCCGCTGCCGGCTTGGTCCTCGGATTTCATCCAATCGGCCTTGTGGGTAAGGCCCAGGTGCTTCTCGATCGTGTCCAGCCGGTCGCGGTGCTCGGAGCAGTGCGGGCAATGGGCGGCGGTCGCCGTCGAATCCGGGGCCACCTTGCCGGCGGCCGGCAACTTGACAGTTTCCTGCGGCCGGCCGGCCTGATCGCGAGCCATCAGCTTTTCTCCTTCGGCATGGACGATTCGCCGCCTTCTGGCCGCGGGCCTTGGTAGGCATCAGGGGAGCGCCGCACGCAGCCGGTTTGCGCCCCTTCGCTCAGGCCGTCCGAGTCGAAGTGGCCTTTCGGCAACCGCTGGTTCGGCTGGGCGCGCGACTCGCCGCGCTCGTCACGCTTGCTCATGCTCGACGCTCCTTCTTCGCTGCACTGCGGGCCTCGCTGTAGCCGACCGCGAGGCGCTGCTTGATATCGGGGAACTGCTTGCGCTCGCGCTTGCTGCCGACAAAGCGGCCGATGAACTTCGAAAGCGGTTCGCCCCGATGACGTTCTGGCATTTGGCTTAAGGAAAATTTCAGCGGTAGGCGCGAAGCCTATGCCCAATGGCTCGGACGCGCAAGTGGTCACTCTTCGTCGTCGTCATGTTCCCAGATCCGGCGAAGGAATGGCGGCAGCCAGATCGCAACGAGCACGATGACGGCGATGCCGAACACGGCGATGGCCCCGACCGTGAGGGCGATGACGATCTCATCGGCTGCCATTGCGCGGTCGCATGCGCCAGGCGTGGTTGCCGGGCGTCTGGTTCATGCCGAGGGCGCGCATTTCCTCGGGGGTGCGGCAGCGCTTCGGTGCATCGCGCTCCGGTCGGCGCTTGCCGGTGGCGTGCAGGTCGAAGGCTTCGCCGGATGCGAAGTGCTCGCCGCAGCCGATGCAGCGCAGGCTCATCAGGGCTCGCGGTAGGTGAAAAGCAGCGACTTGCGCCGCGGCCCGCGCAGCAGGAACTCGGCGATCTGGCGCTCTGTCATGTCGGCGATTTCGGCGTCGAGGATTTCGATGCGGTAGACCTTGACCAGGGAGCTGTCCTTGGACGGCGTGCGGACGCGGAAGATGAATTCGCGCGAGGAGAACGGCCTGTGTGTCGTGGTGTGGTCGATGATGACAGCGATTTCGCCGAACGTGTGCAGCGGGGCCGGTGGCGCAGTCACGGGCGGAAATGATACCGCCTGTGCGTTACGGCTTCGGCGATTTCGCCAGGCCGACGGCGGTGAAGGCCTCATCGACGGATCGCACGACGTGCACTTTCGCGTTCCAGGCGTTGATCCATGCGATTTGGGATGCGGCCAGCTCGCTGTCGGCTTTGAGCTCGAGGAGCCACATTTGCCCGGCGCGGGCTACGAGCAGGTCCGGGCAGCCGTTGCCGATGGTCGTGAGCGACTGCGTGGTGCAGCCGGCGCGCTGCAGGGCCTCCACGATGACGGCTTGGTTGGCGTCGATGCGGTGGGTATGCCTCACGGGCCGGCTTCGGCCTGGATGGCTTCGCGCTCAAGGCGGGCTTCGACATCGGGTGGGGTCCAGTCGGCGGGTCGGCCGGCGTTGACCCACGCTTGCGTGACCATGGTTTGCTGGATCAGCAGCAACCGCTCGCCGTCGCGCCACCGAGCAATGAGCCGATGCCACCAATCATCGGACGGTGGCTCCAAGTCGATCTTTCCGGTTTCGATGAATCGCTTCACGGCAGCTTTTGCCGCGGCGATTTGCTCGTCGGTGTACGGGCCTGGGCTCGGTTCCCAGCGCGGCTGCGGCTCGGGCAGGCCAGCGTGCCTGCGGCAATACCACGTCGGGCCATGCACCATCGGGGACCACACGCCGATCTCGTTGCAATCGGCCACGGCGCAGGCGTACTGCGAATCGGGTTTGATGAACGGGTTGTGCGGAGTCTGCCGTTTGCGCGTGGTCATGCGTACTTTCCCTCGGCGATTTGATCGAGCTGCTGTTCGCTGCGAAACACGGTGTCGATGCCGATCCGGAAGGGCCGTCCGTCACGGCCGGGCACTTTGCCGGTGCAGAACTTCGAAGCGGCCACATGATCGCGAAACAGCGCCTCGAACCACGCCAGGCCCTCCTCGACCGATTCCGGGCCGACCTCGCGCCAGCGCCGCACGATGAGTTCGCGCCGGGCCTTGGACAAGTTCATGGCTGTTTGTCCGCCGGCGGCTGCGACGATCGAGTTCCACAGGCCCCGAATCTTTTCGACTGGGCAGGCGGCCCCGACGCTTGGCGTCGGAACTGTATCCACGGAGGAAGATGATGAAGAGATCTCCTTCTTTTTCCCTTCTTCCCTATTCCCTTCTTCCTTACTCCCTTCGTGACCCAGGTCATCCCTGGGTACACCCTGGGGTATTCCTTTTATATCCAAGTGTCTGAGTAATAAGGAAGCTGCTTCTCTGACCCGCTGATTTTTGAAGCCATAAGGCATACGAATATGGCCTAAACCGAAGCTCGGAATCGGGTGCTTAGGCTTGACAGAACGCATGAAACACTGCCATTTGTCCACTGCACAGTAACTTTTCGCATGGACACGATATGGAAGTAAGACCTCACTATCGAACATTTCCCCGAGCATCTTTTGGACCTCTTCCGGACTCCAGCGGGTCAACGGCGCAGCGCGGGAAATCTCGCCGAAACCGGTGTCGACCAGGCCGTAATCGTCGGCTGCATTGATCAGGCAGACGTACAAGCGGAAAGTCTTGTCGTGCAACCGGCCGATCGGTTCCGACGTCCACAGGTCATCGCGCAGGACGCGGCTGCTCACTCCGCCACTCCGAGCCGCTGCGCCATTCTCGCCCGCACGTTGGCCCGCTGGCGCAGCCCCGCGGCAGGATGGGCGTCGTCCCACAGGAACATCGCCACGCGCAGCAGGTGCCGCGCCCGGGCCCGATCGCACGGCATCGTGTACGGCCGGCCTGGAATGAAAACCGGGAGGGAAAGGTTGCCCATCTGCGACCCCCTGAAAGTCGAAAGGCAGCGGTGAAGCAGGTAAGGACCGTTCAGGGCAGTCCGACGGCGGCCGGCCGGATGTCCCTGCGTTCCCCGCTACCCGGGATTATGCGCGGTAAGTGTCCGCCTTGACAACGGGGACAGTCAACCGGTTTACGCTACGCGCTCGCTTTCCAGATCGAAAAGCTCCTGCATGGCGTCGGCCTTGCCCTCATAGGCGATCTGCACGTTCTTCACAGCCTGGCGGTAGTACGATGCCTTGAGTTCGACCCCGAACGCCTTGCGCCCGGCCACCACGGCACCATAGACCTCGGAGCCGACGCCCATGAACGGCGTCAGCACCGTTTCGCCGGGATTGCTCCACAGCGTCAAAATGCGATCGATCACGTCGAGTTGCAGCGGATGGACATGCTTTTCGTCCTCTGTATCGCGCGCCTGCCGAAAAGGCAGCACGCGGTTCATGCGCACGTCGTCCCAAAACGCGCTTGCGTACTGTCTCCAAATCCAATGCGAATAGCGATTCTCCGTCTGCTTGCCGGTCCAGCCTCGGTACTTGAGTACATCAACCGGAGGGCGCCGCTCGCCCGCGTACTCAAGCAGTCCGTGCGGATGGGTGATCGGGCGCTTATTTTCGCCTGCGCGCCGGAATACCAGCAGGTAATCGGCATTGGCGACGCTGCAGCGCGATGAGTCATCGACAATCGTCTTGTGCGCCAAGCTCTTTTGCAGCGTGCGATTGCGCACCGCGAGCGGCTCTTTCCACACGGCATAGCGCGCCACATACGCGAAGCCTTCCTTCTGGTGCAGACGAATGATATCGCCTGGGAAATCTACTAGCGCATCGACGCCGCTGTTGCCGGTCGGAACGTCCATGCAATGCACGGCCGTCATACGGCCTGGCATGGTCAAGCGCGCGATTTCTTGCACGACGAACGCATAGTGATCGAAAAATTCCGCATAGCTGCCCGCGTTGGACAGGTCGCGGTCGTTCGAACTGTAGTGGTACAAGCCACCGAACGGTGGAGAATAGATCGACAGCGCAATCGATTCGGCCGGCAGCGACTGCATGACCTCGATGCAATCCGCTTGATAGATAGCGAACCGATCGGTAATCAACTGTTCGTTGACAGCCATGCGGGCATCTCCTGCTGCTTTTCGAATGTGGTTGAGCGGCCGATATGCATGGCGCCGTTCATTTCGGCGACCAGATGTGAAAACATCCGATCGGCCTGGGCGGCCTTGCGCTGCAGATTCTTGAGCACGCCGATCTCGCCCTCGGTGGTCACGATATCGACCGTGACCTCGTTCACTTGACCGAAACGCCAGCAGCGCCGCACCGCCTGGTAATACTGCTCGAACGAATGCGACGGGAACACCGTCACCCGATGGCAGCGCTGAAAGTTCAGGCCCCAGGCGGCGATTTTTGGCTTTGTCACGAGTACGCGCGCCTGCCCATACGCGAAGGCCATGAGCTTGGCCTCCTTCTCGTCGTCCCGATCGTCGCCCGCGACCTGCAGGCAATCCGGGATGGCCTCCTGCAGCGCATCGCCCTCATCATTCAAGTGGCACCACACGAGCGCTTGGGCGGGCTTGCCGTTGACCAGCTCGGCGACTTTCGCCACGCGATCGTCGATCGTGCGACGCCGCTCCTCGCGCTGCTCCTTCAGCCCTACTGCTGGCAGCGCGAACAGCATCCCGTCGGCCAGTGTGCTCGCCTCCACCAGATGTTCCCGTTCAGTGAGCGGCGGCAGAATGAAATCCTCATCCGAGAATCCGAGGTCAGACGGCCGGCGCATGGCGCGCGCCCAGGAGCACACCCAGCGCCAGAACGGCAATTCGGCGTGTCCCTTGAAGCGCCATTTCACGACCTCGCCGCGCGTGCGCCCGGTCGCGCTATTGTTCAGGTCGTTCTTAAAGAACCGATTCAGCATATCCATGTGGCCCAAGTAGCCGAGGGCCTCACTCGAAGTGCCCAGCTCGATGTAATCGTTCGGCGCCGCAGTCGCAGTCGCCAGCAGGCGATACGGGATCTTGCGCAGGAACACCGTGACGGCGCCACGCGTAGCGCCGTCGAATGACTTCAGGATCGAGGATTCGTCGCAGATGACGCCAGCGAAATCCTCCGGCCTAAACTTGTGGAGCTGCTCGTAATTTGAAATGTTGATGCCAGGCCGCACCGAACCGTCGCGCGAGCGGTGAATCTGAATGCCGAACTTATCGGCCTCTAGGACCATCTGAGCGCCTACCGCTGGCGGGGTCAGCAGGAGCACCCTGCCCGTCGTCTTACGGACCACGTTCTCGGCCCACACAAGCTCCATCGGTGTTTTGCCTAGGCCGCAATCGGCAAAGATGGCCGCCCGCCCCTTGCGCAGCGACCAATCGACGAGCTCGCCCTGAAAATCGAACAGGAATTCAGGCAGCCAGAGTGGCGCGAAACCGAACGAATTGTCCGAATGCGCCTTACGGTGCAGGAATTCCTCGTAAGCGGTCACTTCGGCCGCCCGTTCTTCCTGCCGAGCGCCTGCCCGACCCACTCTCGGCTCTTGCCGACGCGCCGGGCGATCTCGGCGTCGGATATGCCAAGCTCTCGCCAGCGCAGCATTTTTCGCTTAAGGTCCTCGGTCATCTTCAGTGCCATAGGCTGAAATGGTAGGCAATCATTCGACAATTGTCAATTGACAAACGTCAAGTCTGCGGATAGGATGCCGAAACAGTAGCAGGACCACACAGGAGAAGCCGCCATGACCCTCTATCAGATCGTCTCCCTCGCCCGCAGCATGATGACCACGCTGCGCAACGGCTGCACTCGAGCGATCCACTACCTGCGCAGCCTCGGTCACGGCACCGAGTTCATTCGCTGGGCGCTGCTGGGGCGGTGAGCATGACAACGCTCAACGCGTGGAAAGCCGAAGTACTCCGCCGATTCCCGAAAGCGGAGTTCATCGAAGAGTGCGACGGGATGACGGCGCGCTGCGATGATGCTGACTGCGGTTGGTGGCTCGCCAGTTCGTACGACAGCTCGGAGCCCGATTGCTGGGTTGCCAGATCTCATGCGGAGACGCTGTCGTGAGCCCAGAGTCCGGTTCTCCCGAGGGCTTCCAATATCCACCCTCCCCGATGCACGCAAGCGCACCTCCCGGACACAAATGCGCTGACTGCGAAATGGAGAAAGAGCCATGTCCAACTTGCTATCACGCGTGGTGGACGAAGCGTCACCCGAATACCGTGCTTGTGGGCGGATGGCAGCCATGACCCCCGCCCTCATCGCCGACGGCTCAATCGTCCAGCACGAAGGACATGCGTACAAGGTCCGCCTGCACACGACGCTGCCCGACTGGTCGGCCCGCGTTCAAGTCGAAGTCACTGTCACCGCGCTCGATGACGACGGCTCAGACCTCGGCTACTTCGATGACGGCCACGCCGACGACTACCCGGAAGCCATCGAGGACCGCACATGGACGCTCATCTTCGACCTCGCCGCGAAGTGCTGGCCCGAGCACGAACGGCTTGAGCGCGAGCGGGCGGAGGTAAGGCTACAGCGGGAGATCAATCGCGGGCTGGACTATTCCGATTTCGATCTGAGAAGGTGAGCGCATGAAATTCGAGATCAAGAACCGATTCACGGGTGCCGTTCAGTTGACAGCCGAGATTGACTGCGCCGAGGACGAGAGCGTTTCGATCAAGCTCGGGCTGGCGGTCAAATGGGCGATCAGCGCTGACGCCAACCTCGCTGGCGCCAACCTCGCTGGCGCCAACCTCGCTGGCGCCGACCTCGCTGGCGCCAACCTCGCTGACGCCAACCTCGCTGGCGCCGACCTCGCTGGCGCCGACCTCGCTGGCGCCAACCTCGCTGGCGCCAACCTCGCTGGCGCCTACCTCGCTCGCGCCTACCTCGCTGGCGCCAACCTCGCTGACGCCAACCTCGCTGGCGCCTACCTCGCTGGCGCCTACCTCGCTGACGCCAACCTCGCTGGCGCCAACCTCGCTGGCGCCGACCTCGCTGGCGCCAACCTCGCTGACGCCGACCTCGCTGGCGCCGACCTCGCTGGCGCCTTGAAAATCGATCCGAGCGAGATCCCGGTCATTCCCAACATCGACGACACGATTCTGGCCGCGATCGAATCCGGCGGCGTGCTCGACATGAGCGCTTGGCACGGCGATGGCGGATGGTGTGGCACGACCCACTGCCGCGCCGGCTGGGCGATCCATTTTGGCGGCGAGAAGGGCAAGGCGCTACAGGATAAGCTCGGGCCGAATGTGGCCGGCACGCTGATCTATGAGGCATCCC